AATCAGGGTTTAAGTCCAGCCCCGCTAAAGTATCCGCCGCTATTTTAAGTTGAGCTTCGGTATACACTTTTGATAGGTCATTAAGCATTTTACGTTCCGCTATGTCTAAGTCGTACTCGGCAAGTAACATTTTTAACTGCCGGTCAGCGGCTTGCTGGGCTTCTTCACTAGCCATAGTTTCACGACGTCGGAGTTCTTCACCTACAGCACTTGCACCAGCACCTAAAGCACCACCTATAGAAGTTTGTCCCGCCATACCTGCACCCATCTCGCGTAGCAAGTCCCAGTCGATCTCACGTTTCTTTTTAGCTTCGGGTTCACTTGTTTTAACTTCAGGTTCACTTGTTGAGCCGGGGTCTTCCATCATCTTAAGAATTTCTTCTAACTCCGCATCTGACATTTCTTCAGCAGGAGTGGTTGCGGTTGTCGGTGCGGTTGTCGGTGCGGTTGTCGGTGCGGTTGGGTCAACTACTGAACTAACGCCAGTACCTGCGTACTCTTCTCTCCCAAGAACCTCCCCTGTTCTTCTACGAGACTCCTTGGTGCCTTCGGCACTGAACAAGTAAAGAAAATCGTCCCACAATTCTGAAGCTGTTTTCCTGCGCTGGATGTCGCTTTCTGTACTGGGGGAGCCATTCCCTATAGGTATGACCGGCAATTCTTCCTCATCTATGGGTACTCTTCTGCCCACCGCTCCGGTACGGCCTCCAATCTGATAGCGTTGGACTTCTCCACCGCCGTACATGCCACCCTGTTCCTGCATTGAGCGTTCGTATTCAGCGGCGGGGTCAAAACCACGGGCACGTTCGATTTCTAGCATAAAGCGTGATTCATCCTGTGCCTGACGTTTCATATCCTCCAACATCATGGTAATAGCTTGCGCGGCTTCAGGTGTAATGTTAGGGTCTTTGAGCTTTTCAGTAAGCCGAATGTATTCATTAGCGGCGGCAACATCCCCACCTTCTTGGAACGCAACAATGCCCCCACCCGCCATGCGGGCCATATTAGGAGAGGCGAGTTGAGGTAGCCCCCCCTGACCTTGCGGCATTGGAGGACGTTGTTGTGCCATAGCCATTTGACGGCCCTGTTGCTGTACACCCGGTATCATTGACGCAATATCGCGCCCTACTTCTTGCTTTTCTGCGGCTATAAGCTGTTGCTCAAGCTGATCTTTTACAGATGCGGGATTAGTCTGCATCTGAGCTTGAATAGCTTTAGCAGCGTCGGCTTTATCCTTACTTAGTTTCTGAAGTGCAAGTAAGTCAACAAGCTGTTGAGTCTGAGCGTATCTCTGCTGTAGAGCCTGTGGGCCAAGCGCCATACGTTGTGCTATTTGTGCGTCTATTCCAGCCATTATTTTTTACCTGTGTCTAAAAAGCCCAAACCCTGTAGCAGTCCAATGACCGCACTAGCGCCTCCACCAAAATTAGCTAATCCCGTAGGTTCAGCATACTGATAGGACTGAGTTTCTATTGGTAACCCTTGCAGTAGTGACTGCATGTACTGTACTTGTTTGTAGGGGTAATCACGCTCTTGTTCAAACTGCCTAATATCCGCCGCGATACCTTCAGACTCTATCCCACGCTGTGTACCACCAGCACCAAGCTGTTGCTGTAAGGCTTGTAAGCCATAGTTACGTTCTTGACCAAATAAGTCAGCCGCTTTATCGTAAGCTTTCTCCATCCCAGTACCGTATATATTGGCAAGATTTCTTTGTAGTGCGCCTGACAATTCAGCTTCAGCTACGGCCTGACGTCCACCGCCGTACGCACCGGCTCTTCCATATCTGCTCTGAAGGTTCTGCTGTTCTATCTGTGCCTGACGACGCGCCTCTTCCATTTGAGGCTGAAGTGCCATATCCACGTACGGGTTCATATACTGCTGGGCTACGGACTGCCGGGCTACGGACTGCGGTGCTACGGATTGCTGTGCTTGCGGTGTTTGTGACATTCGGGGAGATTGGGCGCCCATTGCAGAAGGCATGCCTTGCGCACCTTTATACGCTTGAAATTCTGTACTTCTAGTGAAGTCAAAAATATCTTTGTCCGGGTTATTAGACAGCCAAGTTTGTGCCAATGAATCAAACTCTGGGTCTTGGTCTACACCGCGCATACGCAAGCTATCAGCCCCTGACTCCATAGCTTCAAATTGTTTTTGTATATTTTCAGGCACATAGTTACGGGAATCGTAGCCGACGCCACCGCCAACTGGGCCACTAGGCCCACCCAGATTATATCCACCACCGCCAACTGGGCCACTAGGCCCACCCAGATTATACCCACCACTATAGCTAGGCATACTCCCCGTAAAAGACCCCACAGTGGTTGCAGTAGGGACGGCTAAACCAGCCAAACCTTGAAAAGCCTGTTGCTGTAGATCGGATGCGCCAGCAGTCAGTGGGCCTTGGTACGCGGTATAGGGCATATTAGCAAGAGCAGCGCCCTTACCGAGCATATCAGTAACATAAGGCCCAGCCCACGGGGAAAGGGACGAAGACTGCCCAAGTGCGCCTGCTGTCCCACCTACATTAAATTTTTGCATGTCAACCTCAGCCCATTAAGTAGTTATTGGGGTTTATTTGTTTACCTTGTCGGGTAGTTCCAGTACGGTCTTTCCGTATTCTGTCCATCATAGAGTATAACTGTTTTGCTCCGGCATCGGAATTACCGTTGCCTAAGTGACCTACTACATCGGCGGGAATAACAAACTCACCATCACTAAGCCGAGCCGGTTCCCTACCATCAATAGTTGCGGGTACTTTATCTGCCATACCATCAGTAGTTCCGCCTAAGTAGTAACCCTGCCCACCAAGGGAAGCTATACCACCTTGTGCGTATCCAGCGGCGGCATACTGATCGGCAATAGCCTTTCTATCGTAGCCGGTTATTTTAGCCATAGTATCGGGAGTGATCCCGAAACGGTTCATCATATCAGCAACTTCTTGTATAGCGGCAGGTTTCGCTAAATTACCGTATTTACTACGTATAGTCCTTAACATTTGCTTTACGGTATTGTATGCTGGCTCATATACCGCATCCCCTACTGCCCCACCTGCAAGCCCTTCTGGAGCGGTTGGTTGCGTGGGTATTATTTCTGTTTTTGGTAGTACATCTATTGGTTGTACGAGGGATGTTTCCTTTATTGGTGATGTAGTCGGTGTAGTGCCCGTGGTGGATGCTTGACGCATCATCTGGTTAGCTATTAACGCTTGTAGTAACCCTTGGTTAGCGGCTTCACCTTGCTGCTGTCGGGCAAGAGCATCGGCGTTTAATTGAGCTAGATAATCTCCACCCATAACAGTCTGGATACCTGCGGCATCTGTCTTTGGAATGTACTGAGTATCGGTAAAATATCTTCTACCAGCTTCACCGGGACGTCTACCTGTAGGATCAAAAACACCCGGTACTAATTCTCGTTGGGTTGTATATTCGGGAATACCACCGGTATAACCCTGCGAACCTTGAGTATCGCCACCACCGCCCGCAAGTCCAAACAATCCACCTATACCTGCGGCTATGGCTTTACCCGCGTCCCCACTGAGAAAATTCCCAGCTTTCTGGAAAAAACTTGGGTCGTCGACCTTGTTAGGAGTTGTATTAGTAGCTGCGTCCATCAAAGCTACATAATCTGCCGCTGTTAATGCCATCTTACCTTCCTCTAATCAAACGACGTAGAATCTCATCTGTCAAGTCGTAATTATTGTGTATCATACCACCACTTTTAGCGTAAACGTAGGGTCTATTATCGTCTGTTTCACCTTCGTCCTGTAAACGTGGGGCAAATATACTGCTCCCAGAAATATCATATAGATAATCTAAATCTACTACGTCACCGGGTGCGCCAGTAATTACTGCTACGCCTTGCCCGTAACCGCCGGTACCTGTTCCATCACCATCACCATCACCACCATCACCCTCACCAGTCCCATCGTTTCCTTTACCTTCTCCATTTTCCCCTTCACCCTCTCCATTTTCTCCTTCACCAGTTCCATCGTTTCCTTCACCTTCTCCATTTTCTCCTTCCCCACCATCACCGCCGTTACCGGGGTCGTTCAATGCGCACATGCCATTGGCACCTTTTGTGTAACCTGCTTTACATGTACCGTCTGCATTGGCGTTGGGGTCAAGATTAATAACGTCGGATACCTCCGGCCCCTCTGACCCATTTGTAAGAACTTCCACAATATCAACGGTGTTGGGGTCTGCTGAGGGGACGCCATTATTACCCCCCGGCACATATACAGGAACAACTCTCGGTGTACCTAACCCTCCAGTAGTACCAGCTTGCCCTGTTGTTACGTTGGCTTCTTGTGCGGCTTGTTTTTCGGCTTTTCTCTGTGCGGCGTCAGCGTCTAGCTCTGCCTGTGTTTTCTTTGTAGGGGTGGGTGGGTTATTTGGGTCGTAAGTACCATACGTACCCTCGTAGTCTTTAATAAGTTTTTCCCGTAGCGTAGGGTCGATCTCACCTAATATAGCTTCGTGTAGCTGACCGGCGATAGGGTCGTAGTTATACAAATCAGGGTTAACTTTATAGTCTTCGTAGTTGAAGTCTTTGCCCCCTTCTAGGCCACCCTCAAGGAGTATGCGAGCCGCTTCCGCATCTGCCGCCGCTTGCGCCGCCGTATCAGCCGCACCGCCACCACCACCGCCACCACCACTAGTGCTTGAATCGTCAGTAGGAACTTCTTGTGGAGGTGTAGGTTCAGACATAACCCATTTCCTACCCAGCATGTCATAACCCCACCTTCTACCGTCGGGGTCTACATAAGTGCCTTCCATCAAGTCCCCCGGAATGCCCGCAACGTCTATAGTCCCGGTTATGTCGGTATAGTCTCGTGGGTTGGTAGTACCTGAAACGTCTTGGGCTACCTCTGATGTGGTAGCGGTGAGTTGTTTTTTGTAGTCAGCGTAATCCAAACCCGACGCTAAAAAATCGTCATAGCGCTTCTGCATAACATCTTGGTTTTGTTCGCGCCACTCCCAAATACTCCGGTCTACAGCGTCCAATTGTTTTTCTTCTGCCCACTCTTCTGGGGAAAGAGTACCATCCCCACTCTCCATAGCAGAGGAGAACTCCGAAATCATATTAGGGTTAGTGTTTGGGTCGAACATATCTATGGGGAATTGTTCGTAAGGGTCTACCCCAGCCTTTCTCATTTCATCTTCAGTAAGCAGTTTGAGGTTGTCCATCTTCTGGCGTTCTGCTGTCTTTCTACCGCTATAGCCTTTGTAAAGCTGTTGTCCAAGTAATGCTACACTTAGGGGGTTAATAGGATTAGTAAATAGCGACCCTATACCTTGCGCCCCCTGTGCCGCCACCGTGTTAAGGCCAGTCTGGGCAACTGAAGCTAAAGTAGGGGGTACAGTGCCACCCCACATTCTTTCTAGTGCGGCTTGCTCAAGTGCTGTATTGCCACCGAATAAACCGCCACCACCTTGAAATTTCTTCATCTCATCACCTACGGAGGAGTCGGCAGCGTGTCAGGCAACGCTGATACTAGACTAACTGCCATAACAGCAGACGGTATACCGGGGTGGGGGCTAGACGGCGCGGCGGCTTCAAGAATGGCTGCCGTATCGGAAGTAGCCCATATCATCTCCAAATACTGTCCTGTGGTCATATCTATATTAAAGTTCCACGTTACCGGGACGGCATCCCCAGAGCCGGACAATACGTACTGCTTAGTGGAGTAACCAATATCAGTACCGTTACGCCTAATCCAGAAGTACACATTCTTAGGCGACGCAGAGACACTATACACAGACCCAGTAAACTGGAAGTTATATATACCTGAGTATTCTATGGTTATCTGCGAGCTAGACGCGCCGTTTATTGTAACACCATGATTTAAATAAGTATTCTCAAATTGAATCGGGTATCCTGTGTTTGTAGTGGCGGCTGTCTGGTCTACAATAGAGTAGAAAAGCGCGTTAGCTTGGTCTAAAAACCTACCACCAAGGTGACCTGTTACGTTATTTATGGCATTAGAGACGCGTCCGAAGTACAACCTCAATACGTTATTCTGTGAGTCTATATACCGCTTATCGACATTATCGCCCGGTATTGGTAGGGCTGGGGGCGGTGTCCTGCTGATTAGGGATTCACTCATTACCCTCTCCTGCCATCAGGACGCATATCAAAACGTGTAGCACCTAGTTTCCAAGCCACCCCTTCCGCAGTAGACTCGACCTTAAATGCCATCTGCCGACCCCTAAGACGTACATAAGCCTGCCCTGTGAACTCTTCAATAGGTACAGTAGCAGTACGCGTTACAGTAGCCGAACTGTTTCCACCTTCAGAAAGTGGAGTGTTATATCCAGAACCGGAGTTAACCATAGGAGATATAGTCATTGTTACTGCTGGTGTAGATGCAGTAGACCCTGCAAAAGTAACGTCAGGTAAGACGCGGGAAATAAACATAGCTCTGTCGCCGTCGTCTAGATCAAACTCTGCTGATACTAACGTAGCAGTAATTGGGTATACCGAAGATGTTTCTTTGTCATCGTACCCTATCTCGTGTTTTACTATGTTGTTGCTATATGTAGCGGCTAATGGGAGTTCTCGTAAGTCAGCGTCAATCCAAGCGGTTCTAGCCATGTTACCGTACGCCCAAGCATCTTCCCCATAATTATATATGACGTACCTATCCACAGTAGTGGAACCTGAAGAGCAGTAAAACCACCACACTTCGTTAAACCTCTCATTAGTACCACATATAACTTGATCGGTTTGCTGTTGGTTAAAGTCGTCAAATATATAACTACGGATAGAACAGGGTAATGTTTTAACCACACCGTCATAGCTGTAGAACTTATCTTTACCCATCCAGTAAGCAATATCACTGGCAATTATAGCCGCGTTCTGACTGGCTATTGTTAAGTTACTACCTAATAAATTAGCCCCCCACACTTCTGGGGCACCCAGATACTGCATGCCGTAGAGGGCGGCGTCTGTCCAAACCAACATTTCTTGCCTTGATTGAAGGGCAGTAACTATCTCACTACCATTAGAAAGGCGTAAACTACCAGCTTGGTTAGTCGCTTGAGGTGTCCAATTTATTGCATCTTCTTGGTCTGACCAACGTATAAGCATAGGATCAAGGACACTAGAGCCTACCGGATTGCAACCAAAACAAAATACAAAACGGAATATATCAGATACGGTAGTGTAATTTACTATAGTGGGTACACCAGATTGACCCGCCGCTTCAGTTAAAAATGTCGCTCTGTTACCTGCAACAGCACCAGCACTAGCATCCCAAATGTAAATATCCCCGCCACGGTCAGCTAAAATAAGGTCTTCTCCAAAGTTAGCTTGACTCCAAAGACGTATATTTGCAGTAGTGGTAGCTCCTAGACCCCAAGTACTAGACCCCCATGTGCCCGCACCCCAACCGGAAAAAGGTACTGCATACTCCGCTCCGGGGGCTATTTCGTAAGAAGCTACAGTGGAAGCGCCACCATTACCAGTGTCAGAAACATTAGCCAACACCGTTGCGCCAGAAGTATCAACCGCTTCTACCGTAAAATTGTCTGCATCTACTACACTATCTATTATATAGTTTTGATTAAGTACATCAGCAGTAATGTTGCCACCTAGGCTAACCGCATCGGAAAAGGTTACATAACTACCTGCCACAGCCCCGTGAGCTACTTCAGTTACGGTAATAGTAGCGTCACCATTAACAGCGGCAAATGTGGCATCTCCGGCACCGGAAATAAGGCGGTAGGGGGTAGAGTCGTAATAAGCTCCACCACGTTCGATATAGTATTTGATGTTAGTACCGACTGATACTAAGTTTTGTCCACCTAGAGTAACCCAGTTGAACATAGACCGACACACACCCAAAAACGTGTCTGAGGAGATACGCTCCCAACCACCAATCTTCTGGGGCATACCACGGCGGAAACGGACTTTATCTGTCTCGTACCATGTGCCTTCGGCGTTGTAGCGAGTAGTTTCTCTATCTACACCGGGCTTAAATTGAATTTTTTGTATCGGCATATTCCCCAGACCTAATCATGTCAGTCAATTCAATAGCCCTATTTTTTACTTGCGTTGCCCACCTGCTGTCTAAAAAATGCTCAGATGCAGATTCAAAATCGCCAGAACTCATTGATTCTAAAGCGTTTTTAAATTTAAGCAACCTTGGTAAACCTAGGTTGAATCCTAACGAAATCATGGCATCTTTACGGGCTTCGTTTAGCCCAGAAAACCAAGGAAAAGCACCGCTTAACTCGTTGATTACGCGGGAAATATCATTCTGCAAAAGGTAGTTTACCTCATCATCCGACAAACCTAAACCTGTTTTTGAAATGTTTCTACCTACGCCAATAGTCTCAAGATTTTCAGTATCTAGGTAAACGTGTGTCTCTACTCCTTCATGTCTTCGGAGCATTTCTGTCAACTTACTCATTTATCGTCCTTAGTATTGGATGCACCAAAATAGAAACTTATGATTGCACTTGTAGTACCACCTAACCAACCAAGCACTAAGTTTATGATTTCTAAAGGATTCTCTTCTGGGTCTGCTACAGTAATCATAAATATATAACCTAGGAACCCAGCAACTAAAGTCACTGCAATTATTCGTGGTGTCCAGTCTTTAGCAAAATATTTACGTGCATCCTGAATATCAGCGGTCTGTAGGGCAAACAAATCTACATCCATTTCTTTCATTTGAGCTTCGAATTCAAGCT